CTATGCAAGCGCCAGGCAAACGTAGTGCTTGAGCCGCCGAAGACGTGGAAGAATCTTGACCTCATGGCGCTGACCGGCGCGATCATGCACGAGTGGGAGTCCACCGACCCCAAAGACCGCCCCGCCGAAATCCTCGTCGATAGCATTGGCTTGGGCGCAGGTGTAATCGATCGATTACGGGAGCTCAAGCTTCCCGCCCGCGGCATCAACGTCGGCGAGTCGCCCGCCTTTAAGGGGCAGTACATGAACCTGCGTGCTGAGTTGTGGGCCAAGGCCAAGGCGTGGCTTGAGGCGCGCGATTGCAAGTTGCCGCGTGACGAACGGCTTGTGAATGAATTATCCTCGCCTCGCTATTCGTTTATGAGCAACGGCAAGTTAAAGCTCGAGAGCAAGGATGACATGAAGCGCCGCGGGTTAGTGTCACCCGACGTGGCCGACGCTTTCGTGCTGACCTTTGCGTCTGAGGCGGCGACGGGCGGCGGAGCGTATGCGCCCACTTGGGCCAAGTCAGTCAAGAGACAGATTCGGGGTGTGGTATGAACTGGCGGGATTTCTTTTTGGTAGACCCGTACTCGGGCGCGAAGCTGATCGAGCACGACCTGCAGGGCTGGGGGTCGGATGACCCGATGTTTGAGCAGGTCCTGGCGGCGGTGCGCCCCACGACCATCATCGAGGTGGGCTCGTGGAAGGGGCGCTCGGCGGCTAACATGATGGCGATCTGCAAGCGCCTCGGGCTCGACGCGCGGCTCTTGTGCATCGACACCTGGCTCGGGTCGCACGAGAACTACGCGCGCCACGACGGGGACAATCGCTGGCTGCACGAGGCGCTGCGGCTGCACGCGGGCTACCCACGGCTGCACGAGCTGTTCCTGTCGAACATGGTTCACCTTGAGCTGACCGAGCGCGTGACCCCCCTCCCCCTGCCGGCGACGATCGCGGCGCGGGTGGTGGCCGAAAAAAATATCGTGGCGGATGTGATTTACATCGACGGCTCGCACGACTATGAGGATTGCAAGGCGGACCTTGCAAACTATTGGCCGCTTCTGCGCCAGGGCGGGATTTTGTTTGGCGATGACTACCAGGCGTGGCCCGGAGTGACGCGCGCGGTGGACGAGTTCTGCGACGCGCACTTCCTGCACCGCTCTGTCGTGCGCCGCTCGGGCAAGTTTGCATTTGGCAAGGACCGCGGCGTGGAGGGAATCGAGTGAAGTATTACTGCATCACCCTCGCCGAGACTCCCGAGCGCACTGAGCACGCTCAAGCGCAGGCCGCTAAGGCCGGCATCGAGCTCGACTTCATCCAAGGCATCTTCGGCAAGACCATGCAGGTCAAGTCAGAAATCCCTATGCACACGGATTACTACGTCACCCGTGGCGCGACGTGCTTGGTTCTGTCATGGCACATCGCGTGGCAGATTGCATGGCGCGACGGTCACGAGGAGTTCGTGATCTTTGAAGACGACTTTATCCTGCCCGATAACTTCAACGAACGCTTTGCGCAGATTCGCGAGGAGATACCGCACTGGTGCGACCTCGTGTACTTGAACTCTTGTTGCACTACAGAAAAGCCGGCCAAGAAAGAGTCAACGAATCTGTGGGAGATCAAGTACCCGCTCTGCACCGCAGCAATCTGGCACCGCCGCCGCGCGATCCCGACGCTGCAGCAGTACACAAAGCCAGCCAACACGCCCGTCGATATTCTGCTCGAGTGGCACGCTTTGCCGCACCTGCGCGTGTTGACCGCAGTCCCGCCATTGGTCACCCAGGCAACGCAAGACCTTGCGGTGCCGATGCCGTCAACAATCCACATGTGAGGAGATAGATGAATGCTCAGTCCAAAAGACGTCGCTCTGTTTCAAAAGCGCCTCGACAAGAAAGCCCCGGCGAAGCCGGAGTCCAAGAAGCCGCCAGAGCCGAAACCGCCTTCCCCTCCGAAGGCAGCCTAGCACTATCGGATCACCTGCCGGATGGCGCTTTTGTGCGCCTATCCGTGCCGGAGTCTGAAAAGTTTTTGCCGTGCAACCCGTCGATTGCTAAGGATGGCGACGGCGGGTTGAGTTGCTTAGTCCGCACCGTAAACTACGAACTTGGCGAAGAAGACGGGATCTGGTTTCGCGGAGACCCTGCGCCAAACACAAGAAACTACTTCATCACGCTGGGTCAAAATTTGAGCCAGCAGTCTGCCGCGTGGATTGATGATTTGATGGTGCGCAATACTCGCACCCCGGCGCGCGACGGGCTAGAAGATGGGCGTCTTTTTTGGTGGCGCGACGACTGGTGGTTTACCTGCACCGCCCTGCATCATGGCCCCCGCGTTCGCGGCACGATGGCGCTGTGCAAGTTAGATAAGACAACGGTGACCGGGTTGGAGTTCCTGCACAGCCCTCACGGCCGAGAGATTGAGAAGAACTGGATGCCGCTTGTCAGGGGAGATCAGTTGTCGTTTGTGTACATGAACCACCCGTCTGAATCGTATGAGTTCTACCCGCAAAAGCGTAGGGTGTGGGCTGGCGGATATCCGCCGTTGGCCGGCTGGTCTGGCGGGTCGCAGTTAATCCCGCACGGCGGGGCCTACCTTGGCGTCGTTCACCAGCGGCGTAAGCACAAGAATCGCGTTTATTACGTCCACAGATTGGCGCAATACAACAACAACCTAGAGCCATTTTCTGCGGGCCGTGAGTTTTACTTCCGTGGCGAGCAGATTGAGTTTTGCTCTGGCATCGTGAGCCATGGCGAAGGGCACGCCCTATCCTTTGGGGTTAAGGACAGAGAGGCCTGGGTAGTTTCTTTATCAGCAAGCCAAGTTGCCTCACTTCTCAAGTGACAATAGATAGACCACCTTTTCGGCACGGGTGCCGGTTTTATGTATCAAAAAGAAGGTTCACTTATAGAGCAGTCTGAGGCAGAGATCGGCGCCATTGAGCCGATGTCTGACGAAGATCTTGAGTCGTTGGTTGGCACAGAGCTGACCGACGCGACATCTTTTGTGGATGCCGAACTGTCCCCGGTTCGCGCACGGGCCATCCAGTATTACCGTGGCGAGCCGTTTGGTAACGAAGAGGAGGGACGCTCGCAGGTCGTTTCGACCGATGTGCGAGACACCGTCGCCGGCATCATGCCGTCGCTGATGAAGGTATTTTACGGCTCAAAGCAGATTGTCCACTTTGCCCCGAAAAATGCAGAAGACGTCCCTGCTGCAGAGCAGGCTACGGATTACGTCAATTACATTTTCAACAACGACAACAACGGCTTTCTGACGCTTCACTCTGCATTCAAAGACGCTCTGCGCGGTGCTCTTGGCATCGTCAAGTACGTTTGGGAAGAGAAGGTTGAGGTCAAGACGGAATACTATTCTGGGCTTGATGAGTCTGCGTTAACTGTGCTGCTTTCCGAGCCAAACGTCGTCGGCAGCGCAATCATGTCGATGGATGACCCGTCGTATCAGCCTCCAGTTGACCCGATGACCGGGCAGCCCGCGGTTGACCCCGCGACCGGCATGCCAGCTCCTGCGCCAAAGATCTATGACGTGGAGCTGAAGCGTGAATACAAAGACGGCCGAGTAAGAGTTGAGGCGATCCCTCCAGAAGAGTTCTTGATTGATCGCCGCGCCCGCTCTGTTGAAGACGCGACGCTGGTGGCTCATCGGCGCATGATGCGCGTATCTGATCTTGTGGCGCTTGGCTACGACGAAGAAGAAGTCAGCTCGCAGATGGGCGTCTATGAACTGGACACCAACGACGAATACATTGCGCGCAACCCATACGCACAGTCTTACGGCCCCGGCGGCACTCAAGACGATAAGCGCGTGCTGTACTGCGAGGCGTATGTCCGAGTTGACTACGACAATGACGGCATCTCAGAGTTGCGCAAGGTTTGCACCATTGGCCCAGGGTATAAGATGGTGATGAACGAGCCTTGCTCGCACGCGCCGTTTGCTCTCTTTTGCCCAGACCCAGAGCCGCACGCGCTGATCGGGCTGTCGATGTTTGACTACACTGCCGACCTGCAAAAAATTAAGTCGGCAATCCTGCGTAACATGCTCGATTCGCTTTCGCTTGCCATCCACCCGCGGGTTGGTGTCGTTGAGGGGCAGGCGAACATGGATGACGTGCTGAACACAGAGGTTGGCGGCGTTATTCGCATGAGACAGGCCGGTGCGGTGCAGCCGTTCTCCGTGCCGTTTGTTGGGCAGGCCGCCTTCCCGATGCTTGGGTACCTTGATGAGGTACGCGAGACGCGAACAGGCATGAGTAAGGCCGCGATGGGCCTTCAGGCCGACGCGCTACAGAGCACCACCCGCGCGGCGGTCGCCGCGACCGTCAGCGCCGCGCAGCAGCATCTTGAGCTGATCGCCCGGATTTTCTCAGAAACCGGGATGCGCGCCCTGTTCAAGGGCATTCTCAAGCTGGTCACGGAAAACCAGGATCGTCCGCGGGTGGTGCGCCTGCGAAATCAGTGGGTGCCAATTGACCCGCGCTCGTGGAACGCAGACATGGACGTTGAGGTGGACATCGCGCTAGGCGGCGGCACCGAAGAGCAAAAGGTCGCCGTGCTTAATTCTATTGCGCAAAAGCAAGAGCAGATTATGCAGACCATGGGGCCGCAGAACCCGCTTGTTTCGCCGCAGCAGTATCGCAATACTCTGGTGAAGCTGGCCGAGGCGTCTGGGTATCGAAACGCGGACGAGTTCTTCTTGAACCCTGCGACGATGCCTCCGCAACCGCCTCCGCCCCCGCCGCCTCCTGATCCGGCTCAGATTCTTGCTGAGGTCGAGAAGCAGAAGATTATGGCGGACATTCAAAACAAGCAGGCAGAGCTTGAGTTAAAGCGCCAGGCGATGCTTCTTGAGGATGACCGAGCGCGCGATAAACAGGAAGCAGACATCATGCTGCGAGCCTATGAGGTGCAGCTCAAGTACGGCTCACAGTTGGACATGGCAGAGATCAAGGCGATGGTGGAGCGGCCGCGTATTGCGTCGCCTTCGGTGCAGCGCCCGGTGATCCCAGAGATCACTCCGTTTGAGCCGCCTCCGATTGCGCCGCAGATGCCGCAAGAGATGGAGCCGCAAGCTGCGGCGCCTCCGCAGGTAATGTAATGCTATGGCAGCACCACTCGAGGGAGTATTAGTACCGCAGCCGCCGAACCCTAACGTCGCGCCGCCTGCATATTCCGCGCAGTATCTAAACCAAGCCAACAACCAGCTCAAGCTCTATTTGAGCCTGCTGGCGTCAAACCAACTTGAGATCGTAAAGTTCATCAACACGTTGACGGATTTAAACTTGCTCGACAAAAACAACTTTGATGCGTTTGGGCGGTTGCGAGTATCGCAGCCGTTCACGCTCTTTGACAGTCAGAACCGTTATGCGTCAGACCCGGCGTTTGATACGTCGCTGACCGGCTCTGGCACGACTACGTTTTTGTCTAACGAGTCTGCCGTAAGGATGGATGTTACGACGGCATCAGGCGATAAGGTAATCCGTCAGACAAAGCGATACTTCCCTTATCAACCTGGAAAGAGTCTGCTCGTTATTTCAACATTCGTCATGGCGGCAGCCAAGACAGGGTTGCGCCAAAGGGTTGGATATTTCGACACAAACAACGGCGTCTTCCTGCAGCGCGAAAACGCAGAGCTTTCATTCATTATCAGAACGTACACAAGCGGATCGCCGAGCGATACCAGAAAGGTCGCGCAGTCGTCATGGAATGGCGACAAGCTGGATGGAAGCGGGGCGAGTGGGATTACGATTGACACGACCAAGGCTCAAATCATGTTCATGGATTTTGAGTGGCTTGGCGCTGGCTCTGTTAGAGTTGGGTTTGTTGTTGATGGCGAGTACATCACGGCCCACACATTCGACAATGCCAACGAGGTAACAGCGGTCTATATGCAGACCGCGACTCTTCCGATTCGATTAGAGATTGAGAACACGGCGCTTACGGCATCAGCCTCAAGCATGAAGCAGATTTGCTCCTCTGTGATGTCAGAGGGAGGCTATGAGCAGATGTCCGTTGAGCAGGTGGCAAGACGAACGACGACATTAACAGGCATTGGAACATCATTTGTGCCGCTTGTCTCCATTCGTCTTGCATCCGATGCTTTAGGTGCTGTGATTATCCCAAAGCAGGTAAGGGTTCTTCCGATTGCTAATGGTGAGTATGAGATCGCTCTAATTAAAAATGCGACTCTAACTTCCGCATCATACGATACGACCACATTTACTAATGTTGATTACGATGTCTCTGCGACCGCTATGACCGGAGGTGATGTCGTATTGAACGAGTACGCAACCGCCAGCAATCAATCTGGCGCGCAGTCGCAGAATGACTTGGTTTATAACTTCGACATGCAACTAGGATCGACAGTCGCCGGGACGAGTGACGTGTATACCGTGGCCGCTAGAATTCTGAGCGGCACAGGGTCGGCTATTGGATCTTTGGCTTTTTACGATTTGACGGCATAGGTGAATTATGAGCAGCGCATTTAGAGGGCAGACTCAGTACCAGCAGCCTCCCATGATGGGCCCCGGCGGTGGCCGAGACGTTAGAGGGCAGACTCAGTACCAGCAGCCTCGCATGACGGGATACGACAATTACGGAGGCTACGGCGGCTCAATGGGGCAGCCAATGGGCGGCTCAATGGGCGGAGGCTACGGACAGTCATACGCAAGCCCGTTTGATAGCCCTTTTGGCAACCCGCTCACGAGCCAATTCGGTGGCTACGGGACTACCTTTGGCGGCATGGGAATGGGCGGCGGTGGCGGGTATGGTGGCTACGGACAGCAGCAGCCAATAGTGCCGCAGTACCAGCCGACCGTAAACGATGTCTTTTCGCAGTATTTCTCGCAACAATATTACGGCGGCCCTGCCTTTAATCCATTTGCGGCGACGTCGCTGTTTGGCGGCGGCTATGGCGGAGGGTATGGCGGCGGTGGCGGTGGTGGCGGGGGACGCGGAGCGGGCAACCGCATGCGTGATCGCCGCAAAATGTTTGAAGACTTGTTTTCCCCAGAGCAGCCCGCTGTTGCGCAACCGAGCCCTGTGTCCAGTGGCCGAGCGCAGCCGCAGCCTCAAATGCAACCGCAACCGCAGCAGCCGCAGGCGCAGACCGGGACTGGCGGCGGATCAAGCCGCACATATACTGGGCCGAATGCTTTGATTGATGCCTTTAACGAAAGGGAGGCGGAGCGCCGCGCCACCGCAATGCCGACAAGCCCATTGCAGCAGCCTCCGTCATACAGCGGCGGTGCGAATGTTGCCAGGCCTGCGGTTATGCCGAGCGCGCCTGAAAGGCCATTCATGCCTACGATTAGCGACCCGGATTATGTTGAAAAGCCGTTCATGCCGACGATTAGTGACCCAGACTATCAGGGTGGCGTCACCCCATCGTTACCTCCTGAAGTGCGTGAGCCTCCCCCGTTTTTAGACATAAGGTTCAATCCACAACAGGCTCCAGTAAAGGCGCCGGCTGCTTCTCCGCTTTTGCAGCCGGGGCGAAGCGCAATCCGTCGCAGTTTTGGGAATAGGTGATAACGTGAAGACGCCGGCTTGGCAGCGATCAGAAGGCAAGTCCCAAAAGGGCGGCCTCAACGCCAAAGGTCGTGCGTCGTATAAGGCGCAGACCGGCGGCACGTTGAAGCCACCCGTGAAAGGTGCGCCAGACTCGCCGCAGGAGATGCGTCGCAAGGGCTCGTTCCTAACGCGCATGGGTTCAATGCCGGGGCTGCTCTTTGACGAGCAGGGCGACAAGACGCGCCTCAAGTTGAGTCTGGAGGCGTGGGGGCATCAGGGGGATAAGGCCAGCGCCGTAGCCAAGGGGCGGCGATTACTTGAGCGATATAGGAAGCGCAAAGGTGGCGAGTAAGAAAAAATCAGCAGGGCTGCTGTTTGACGAAGTGCTACCGCAGGCTCAACGCACTGCGCGCAGCCTTTTGTCGCTTGACCCGCAAGAAGACGTGCCGGCATCGCAACAGGCGCTCGAGATGGCTTTAGGCTTTGTGCCTGGCGTCGGTCAAGCCATGGCGCTGCGTGACATTGAGCGCGCACGTCGCGCCAATGATCCGGCTGCGGCCGCAATGGCTGCAACGTCTTTTGTCCCCTTTGGTCGATTGGCAGGGCTTGGCAAGAAGGCCGGCCCAGTCATGTCAGAGCTTGACGTGTACCACGGTAGCCCGCACCGCTTTGAGGAGTTTGACGCCAGCAAGATTGGCACAGGTGAGGGCGCGCAGGCTTTCGGCCACGGTATTTACTTTGCGGAAAATCCTGATGTGGCAAGGGGTTATAAAACTGCAAATGAGTTAACGCAAACCGTAGTTGAAGGAAAAGTTATTGATTTTTCTGATCCGCGTTATCAAGCCGCTGTTAGGATTTCAAGAGACGGTTACCAAAATGCGTTAAAAAAAGCAATTGAAGAATCAAAAAGCGATTTTTTGACGCCAGAAGGAAAACAAAAAAGAATGTTGCTTGCAGAGCAAGTTAAGGCGTTGAAAGGCAAAAAAATAGGCGCCGAAACAACTGGCGCTTTTTACACCGCCGACCTACCCGACGAAATGGTAGATCGGATGCTGGATTACGACAAACCATTGAAAGATCAACCTGCCGCTTACAAAGCCATAAGAAGCACAATCCCCGATGACGTGGTGAAGGACTTTGACGCAAACGTGGAAAGGGGGATTACCGGCGGAAACGCTTATCAAAACTGGGTATGGGGCGGAAAAACACCGTCGGGACGTTCCGAGAAATTGCGTGAACTAGGGATTCCCGGCATAAAGTACGCAGACGCAGGCAGCCGAGGCCAAGGCGGTAGCGGCACCCGTAATTTCGTCGTGTTCCCCGGCGAGGAAAAGAAAGTTAAGATCAAGAAACGGGAGTAAGTCATGCCTAGCAAATCCGCAAAACAAGCCCGCCTCATGGCCGCAGCAGCGCACTCCAAGGAGTTCGCCAAGAAGGTCGGCGTGCCAATGAAAGTCGCCAAGGAATTCAACAAGGCTGACAAGGGTGGTAAACTCTTGAAGAAAGCCATGAAGAAACCTAAAGGCGGCCTCCTCGCTTGAGCGAACGCAACCCCTACATCGACGCCCGCAAGGGGCAAGACGCCAAAGACCTCCTTGAGAACCCGATTCTTGTGGAGGCTTTTGCCGTTTTGGAGGGCGAATACCTCAAGGCGTGGAGGCAGAGCAAACCAGCCGACCAAGAGGAGCGCGAGCGACTTTGGCTTGCCGTCGGCATCCTTGAGGAAATCAAGCGCCATTTGCGCATCGCAGTTGAGAATGGAGCGATGGCAAAGCGTGACATTGATAAGATCAGCGGTAGGAAATAGCCGCTTGAATCCCGCACAATAGAAGTATGAGCGAAACCGGCACGGGTGTACCCCCGGGAAGCGTACAAAGCACGCAGGATGTTTTTGAGCAGATGCTCGCCGCTGATGAAGGCGAAAACGAGCAGCAAGAAACTGATGGCGTGGATGAGGTGCTTGAGGCAGAGGCCAGCGAGTCCGATGCTGAAAGCGATGGGCAAACCGAAGGCGACGAGGAGGCCGAAGAGGCGCCACAGTCGGGCCAGACATTCCGCGTCAAGGTTGACGGGGAAGAAGTCGAGGTTCCGCTGGATGAGCTGCTGAAGGGCTACTCGCGCACCGCGGATTACACGCGCAAGACGCAGGCAATAGCGGAGGCCAGGAAACAGGCCGAAGCAGAGGCTGCGATGGCGCGGGAAGAGCGGCAACGGTATGCGCATACATTGGAGGCGCTTGACGCGACTCTCAGACAGCTGCAACCGCCCGAGATTGACTGGGATAGGCTCTACCAAGAGAACCCGGTTGAGTGGGTGAGACAGCGCGAGATAATGCGGTCAAGGCAGGAACAGGCCAACTGGGTGCAATCCCAGAAGCAGGCGCTGGTGGAGAAGCAGCAGACCGAGGAGCGCATCGAGGCAGAAAAGACCCTCGAAAGCGAGCGAGGGAAACTGCTTGAAGCATTGCCAGAGTGGCGCGACGTTGAGAAGGCTCGCGCCGAGAAGGCAAAGATCGTCAGCTATGCTACCGAAAGACTCGGCTTCACGGTCGAAGAGATTTCGGACATTTATGACGCTCGAGCCGTGGTAGCACTTCGCAAGGCCATGCTCTTTGACGAACTGATGAGCAAACGCGATCAGATGCGGCCAAAGATCATGCAAAAGGCAAAGCCAATGAAGGCTGGCGCCGCCTATGCTCCGCAATCCTCCAAGGTTGTTGCATCCAAGGCAGCTCTTTCTAGACTCGCAAATAGTGGCAGCCACCGCGATGCGGCTGCTGTGTTTGAACAGTTTATAGAT